TTCAATCCATGCAGACCGCTATTGAGACTATGGTTGGAAAGGATATGGCAGGGCAACTGATTCCGCAAATCAAGGAGCTGGCTAAGATTTCTCCACTTACTATGTCAGATATGGTTGGAGCAGAAAAGATGATGCTTGGATTTAACATACAAGCAGAAGACACTATCAAATACTTGAAAGCCATTAGTGATATTTCTATGGGGGAATCCAGTAAGTTCAATTCGCTGACTTTGGCATTTTCACAGATGTCAGCAGCGGGTAAACTTATGGGGCAGGATTTGAATCAAATGATAAACGCTGGATTCAACCCGTTACAGATTATCTCCGAAAAGACCGGAAAATCTATCGCAACTTTGAAAGATGAAATGTCCAAAGGTGCTGTTTCCGCTGAAATGGTTCAACAGGCATTCATTGATGCAACTTCCGCAGGTGGTAAGTTCTATAATATGTCTGAGAATGCTTCAAAGACTATCAATGGTCAATTGTCTATGATGCAGGATGCTTTGGATTCCGTGTTTAACGAATTGGGAACTAAGTCGGAAAGTGTTATTATGGACGGTATTCAAATGACAACTTCGTTGATTCGGAATTATGAAACAGTAGGTAAGGTCTTGGCTGGATTAGTGGTTACTTATGGTACATACCGGACCGCAGTGATGCTTGTTACTGCTGCCGAAAGTAAACATACTCTTGTGGAGATTGGACTTACCAATGCCCGTTTATGGGCACGAAAAGCGCAGTTAGCTTTAAACGCTGCAATGCTTACCAATCCTTATGTAGCTTTAACTGTCGTTATCAGTGGGCTTGCTACTGCAATGTGGGCAATGTCTGACAGTACAACTGCTGCCGCCCGTGCTCAAAAAGAATATAACGGCATAAAAGATGCAGCATTAAAAAAAGAACAGGAACACAAGCTGAAAATCGAAGAATTATTGACGGCTGCTCGTGATGAGAGTTTGGCTACTCTTACTCGGCAAAAATCATTAGAAGAACTTCGTAAAGAATACCCTAAAATTTTCGAACAATACGATATTGAAAAGCTAAAGTTGGAGGATATCTTAAAGTTGAAGCAAAAAATAAACGAAGAAGATTCAAGGCGTTCTGTTCAAGGCAGGAGAGATGATTATAATGCTCTAAAACAAACGATTGCTAACCAACGGAGATATTTGCAGCTATTTGATAATCCCGATTTACGGAAGAATATGTCTGATTCCGATAAAGAAATATGGAAAATGTTTTCTGGTAATCAGTCATACGTACAGGTGCGTGAGCAAATGGAGAAAAACTCTGAACTTTTAAAAAAGTATCAGAAAGACATGTTGGATGATAATATTTCCGCTTACAAATCCAATCTTAAAAACTATTCTAAGGAGAAGCTTGAAGCGGAATTGAAACTTGCTCAATCGTCTGCATCCAAACGCAATGGTTTTGTTGTAAACGGGATGATGGTTAAAGGTGGAGATTTAGAAAGCATTATTTCTTCAATTAATGGAGCGTTGGCTAAAAAGAAATCCCCTACTACTTATAAGCAGGATTATGAGAAAGCGAAGAAAGACTGGGATGATGCTAAGAAGAAACTTTCTGAAATAGAAAAGGATAAATCTAAGTTTACCTCAAAGCAGTATGAAGAGGCTAAGAAACGGGCGGAAACAACTGAAAAAGCCTATAAAAATTTGGGCGGCATTACCGGAAGCTCATTAACCAAACAGGAGAATCAAACCGAGAAACTTCGTAAGCAGACTGATAAATATAATGTTCTCCTTGAGAAACAAGCGTTGGAACAAAAACGCAATGCCGAGGATTTGCAAATGAGAGTTGATGAAGCCCGAATCAAAGCTATGGATGAAGGCTCTGCCAAGACCATTGCTGAAATGGAACTCAACTTCGAGAAGGAGATGCAGGCTATTGACCGTCAAAAAGAGGATGCTTTGAGAAAGAAGATTGAGGATGCCCGTACTGCGTGGGATGCTAATCCCGAAAACAAAGGAAAATCTTTTGATGCTACCGGTATTGAACTTTCCGATAACGAACGGAAGCATTTTGATGAACTTTACAAGGCTGCCATTGCCAATAATGAAAAAGCATACAAGGATTTGACAGAGCAATATTTGTCTTATACGGATGAACGTCTTGCCATTGAAAAAAAGTTTAACGATGATATTGCTGTATTGCAGGAAGCCCGTAAGAAAGCGGAAGCCAAAGGTGATGCCAGTGAAATAGCCAAAATAGACCGAAGCGTTGAGAAGCGTACAGAAGTCAAGAATGAAGATATATTCAAACTTGATGCTGAACAATTCAAGAAAAATATGAATTGGGAACAAGTCTTTGGTAATCTTGACAAGGTTTCTACTGATACTTTGAAAAAGTTGAAAGTTAACCTTAAAGACTTTATATCATCTCAAAAGGATTTATCTCCTGAAAACCTTAAAGAACTGGTAGATGCTATCGAAAGGATTGATGATAAGGTTTCAGAACGCAATCCTTTTGAAGCTATGTCTGTTTCCTTTAAATCCCTTAAAGATGCCACTGATGCTCAACGTGAAGCGCAGGAAGTGTATAACAAAACGCTCAAAGAAGGTACAGACGAAGAAAAGAAGAATGCAAAGGCTACTCTTGAAAGCGCAAAAAACAACAAACAGAAAGCGATATCGGAAGCTACTACCGTTTTACATCATGGCGTTGATGAGATAGGTCAATATGTCGATGCCGGTAATCAAGTTATCGGTATCATGGAAACGCTTGGTACAAAAACACCTGAATGGTTGGAGGGAACAATGTCCGGGTTTGGCGAGATGTTGGATGGACTTGGAAGTATAGACCTAATGAAACCAATGTCTATTGTTACCGGCGGGTTGCAAACGATAAAAGGGGCTTTAACAAGTATCACATCATTAGGTGGGGCAATTAATTGGAGTGGAAGCAATGCAAAGGAGGTACAGGATTCCATTAATCGTCTTGCCGACCGTAACGAGACGCTACAGACTTCTATCGAATCATTGACAGATGAGATAAAGGCAAGCAAAGGAACGAAATCCGTAGCTGCGTATAGAAGTGCTTATGAATACCAGAAAGAGCAGAACTCCAATTATCTGAATATTGCCCGTGAACAGGCAGGTTACCATAATTCACATAAGAGCTGGCAATACTACATGAGATGGTCTGCCGAAGACTTGAAATGGATTCAACAGAACATAAACAAGAATTTTACCGGAACTTCTTCATTATGGGAGCTGACACCTGAAGAGATGGAAAAACTCCGTAGTAATGTTGATATATGGACAAAGATGCAGAATGCCGGGAAAGGTGGTTATGGTGAACGTGTAACCGATAAACTTGATGATTATATTGAGCAGGCCGGCAAACTGGAGGAGTTGACCGATAATCTTTATGAGGGTCTGACCGGAATGTCATTCGATTCCATGTATGACAGTTTTGTAAGCAGTCTGATGGACATGGGGAAGAGTGCTGAGGATGTTGCTGATGACATATCCAAATATTTCATGCAGGCAATGCTGTCAAATGCCATCGGTGAACAGTTTAGTGACAAACTGAGAACATGGTATGACAAATTCGGTGAAGCCATGAAAGATGATGGTACACTTGATAATAATGAGCGTAAGGAGCTGATGGATGAATACATGGGTTATGTGGATGAAGCCATGAAGCTTCGTGACGAGCTTGCCGCAGCAACCGGATATGATAAAATTTCGCAAGAATCAACATCGCAGTCAGCTTCATCCAAAGGCTTTCAGACAATGAGTCAAGATACCGGCGAAGAGTTGAACGGGCGGTTTACAGCATTGCAGATTGCAGGAGAAGAGATAAAGAATCAATCTATCATTCAATCTCAATCACTTAATCTACTAACAGTAAAAGCAGATGCTCTACTTTCCATAAATACGGAAACAAGAAATATTGCTGATGATACGCGGGATTTGATAGCGCAATCCTATCTTGAATTGGTACAGATTTCAGAAAATACAGGCAATTCAGCTAAATACTTAAAAGAAATCAAAGCGGATATTGCCGAAGTCAAACGTAATACTTCAAAATTATAAATTATGGCTGAGCTATTGATAAACAATAAAGATGCCTATGCTATATGGGGCGTAAAAATGGGAAAAGGTTTTCTTGATGTACTTGGTGCATCATCATCCATGAAAGAATTCATAGAAAATAAATCCCGGTTAGAACATGGGAAACGTGTGATAGTCAATGACCCTAAAATAGATGAGAGGGAAATAACACTTTCATTTACAATTGAAGGAAAATCCCAATCCGACTATCAAGCAAAGAAAAAAGCTTTCTTTGTTGAACTTTATAAAGGCAAGGTTGATATTCAAGTTCCAGCTAACGGTAGTGAGATGTATCATCTGATTTATCTCGGTAAAAATATCACTTATGCACAGAGCTTAGGTAGGACTTTCGGAAAAATTTCAGCAAAGTTTAATGAGCCAAATCCGGCAAGCAGAACTTAATTTGTGACATTTTGCCCATTGTCATAGTTTGAAGCCTTATTTTTTAAGGCTTCTTTTTTTTATGTGCGAACTTTGAAGGCATGGAACAAATCGACATCAAAGGCATATCCGGTGCTATCTTGCTTACAACTTCGGTCAATGGAGGCTGCAAGCGTAAGTTTACTCTGATGAAGGAGGATCACATCATATTAAAGTTCTCCTTGGAAAATCCTATATATTTCAAACTTGGCTCATACGTGGAATGCGACTTCGGATTGTTCGAGGTGTGCGACTTGCAGAAGCCCGCATTCAACGCAGATACCGCCGGCTACGATTACGAATTAAGGCTTGATGCCTATTACTGGAAATGGAAAAACAAAATCTTCAAATATACCCCAGAGACTGCCGGGCAGGAAGCGTCCTGGAGTCTGACCGCCCCGCTTGACGTACAAGCTGGTATAGTCCTTAGAAATTTGAAAGCTCTTGGGTACGCATACAAAGGACAAGATTTTGTTGTCTCCATTGACCCCACAGTCGAAAACAAATCACAACTGATGTCTTATGAGAACATCAACATCCTTGACGCTTGTTTTGAGATGGCGAAGAAATGGGATTGCGAATGTTGGGTGACTGAAAACATCATCCATTTCGGACGTTGCGAGTCTGGCGATGCGGTTAACTTTGAAATCGGGGTGAACGTTGTAGAGATGTCACGTTCCGATTCCCAATCGACCTACGCCACCCGAATATATGCTTTCGGTTCCACAAGGAATATCCCTTCCAACTACCGTCTGGTTGATGAGTCGGTGGTTGTGAACGGCGTTGTGCAAAAACGCTTAATGTTGCCCGACGGAACTCCGTACATAGACGCTTATCCTGATATGACTACCGAGGAAGCCATTGAACAAGTGGTTATCTTCGATGAAGTCTATCCCCGAAGGGTCGGCGCCATGTCGGATGTCACGACTATTGAGGTGACAGACAAGGTGGGGAATGAGGACGGCACAACCACCGAGGAAAAATGGAATGCCTACCGCTTCAAGGATGCCGGCATTACCTTCTCAAAGGACTATAGATTACCGGGGGAGGATTTGAAAATCACCTTCCAATCAGGAAAGCTGAACGGCATGGAGTTCGTTGTCAACTTCGACCCTGACAATAAGAATGAACAACTTTGGGAAATAGTCAGAAATGAGAACTACGGCAGACCGCTTCCGGACGGAGTGCTTATTCCTGAGAATGGGGATACTTATATTCTATCCGGTTGGGACAGCACGAAGATAGCCGAATTAGGGCTTGTATCGTCTGCCGAGCAGGAATTGAAGGACAAAGCCGAGAAGTACGTTGCCAAGTCAAAGATAGACCCCAACACTTACAACTGTATGATGATGTCCGATGTCGCATACAGTGAGGACGGAGTGCACAATCTCTACGGCATCGGTCAGAAGGTTAACTTAATCAATAAGGCTTATTTTGAGAACGGAAGGCAGT